TGTAGGAAACGACAACGAGCAAGACGTATTGAACACACAAATAACAATGTTAAATCGTGTTTACGAAAAGTTAACTCGTGGTGACTACTTTTTAAATTTAGGAATCATTGACGGTAACCCAACTTGTGAACCATTTATTGAGCGGTTCGAAAATAACTTAGCAGGTTGGACGATGACTTTTGATTATTTGATAGGCAACGAAATGACGGTGTGTGATGGATAACAGGCAAGAAACTTTAGACCGATTTATTAAGCACGTTGTTAGTCAAGCTAAAAAGAATTTAACGACAACTGGAAAGAACGCTTCTAAAAAACTTTACAACTCAATTAAAGGCGACGCAAAAGCCTTCCCGAACTCAATCGGTATTTACTTCGATATGGAAGAATACGGGTTTTATCAAGACCAAGGTGTTAGAGGTGCTAACCCAAACGCACTTCCCGACGGAGCAAAAAACAAAGGAAAACAAAATGCGCCAAACTCACCATTTAAATTTGGTAGTGGTTCAGGGCCAAAAGGCGGATTGACTAAAAGTTTAGATAAATGGATTATTCGTAGAGGTATTGCACCACGAGGAAAAGGCGGACAATTTATGAGCCGTAAAAGTTTAAAATTTTTAATTGCTCGTAGTATTTATATGACTGGAATTAAACCAAGTTTATTTTTTACTAAGCCATTTGAAGCAGCTTTTAAGAACCTACCCGATGACTTAATAGAAAGTTACGGGTTTGAAGTTGAAGATTTATTTAATGACATAATGAACCAAACATTTAGAAAATGATATTTGCACGAAGCCCATATATTGTAACGATTGACGAACTTGCTCAAGAAAGCACACGATTAGAATTGTTTATTTGGAACGGAACTGGAGCAGCACCTGCCGCACCTACTTATTCACTTAGTAAGAAAGTTCCAAGTTCAAACCAATTAGCAACTTATTATAACATAGCTCCGTTTTTACGTGAGTTCTTTGATTTTTCGCAATCAGATTCAAGTGGTAATACAAATTCATTAGCTAATCAATATTCATATTGTAATGTAAGTTATAGAAGATATTACACGTTAAACGGAGTAGAAACTTTTTTAGATACAACAATTGATAAAGCGTTTGACGGGTTTGGTTATTTTGAAGATTTATACAACCCACAAGGGCAAGTAATATTGTTAACTGATTTATCTAATTACGGAGGTTCAAACACTTATTATTACGATTGTAATTCGGCTCCAGGTTCATTAACATTGAATGCGTTAAATTTACCTATAGGAGATTTATGGAAAGTAAAATACACTAATTTAAATACGGGTGCAACACAAACGCAAACGATTACGGATAATTCAGTTAGAACAATTGAAAAAGTTTATTCGGGTTGGGAAGCAGACGGAAATAAAGTTGAAATCTTTACTCAAGAATTAGCTATACCACCAATTATAACAACTTACGGAACTTATTATTTTGTTCCACAATGTGAATGCAGATATACGCCAGTAGTAATAGAATTTATAAATCGTTTTGGTGGTTGGCAACGTGAGTTTTTTTATAAGGTATCGACGGAGAATGTAGAAATGGAAAACAATAAATTTAAAACCAATCCAGTTCCGTTCCCTGATTATAGCACAACACAACCACAATATCAAACATTTAACACAAACGGAAAACGAATAATAAAAGCTAACACGGGTTGGGTTAATGAAAACTACAAACAAGTAATTGAAGAACTTTTATTAAGTGAAGTAATTAGGGTTAATAGATTGCCAGCAACGTTACGAACTAAATCAATTGAAAAGTTTAAATCCATAAACACGAAAACAATAAACTATCAAATGGAATTTGAAATGGCTTACGATGTTATAAACTCAATTAGCTAATGAGAACGGTACAAATATACATAGGCAGGCAGGTAACTGATATAGATTGCATTCGAGTAACTTTTACACTTGACGGGCAATCGCAAACAGTTGACGTTCCAAGAATTGATTTTTTAAACGGCAAACCTGAATATTCTTACAATCCAGGTTTAACGGAAGGCGACTATATTGTAACGGAAGACGGAGACTACATAACAACGGAAGACGGAGATTATTTATTAACTGAAAATTCATATTTTACTCCTTCAATTTATATTTATTGGGATGGTAGTCAATGGATAATAGAAATAACAATAAACGGAGTTACTTACACTTATTATTCTTTAAGCGATGTTTACTACCCGTTTTTAACTGATTGGGAAGTTTTTGGAGAAAGCCCCGAACTTCAATATTTAGTTACAGGACCTTGTACTGATTTACAATATGAGCGTTTAGAATTATTTGATGATGAGAAAATAAACATAACACTAAGCGTTCAAAATCTTAGTGATATTTCAAAAACGTTTACCGATTTCACGCAAAGTTTCACCGTTCCGGGTAGCGTAACAAATAATAAGATATTTGAGCATTTTTATCAAAACGATGTTGACGGAACAATAGATTATAATTTAAAACGCCCTGCATATATTGAAATAGATTTTATTCCGTTCCGAAAAGGTGTTATATCGCTCGAAAAGGCAAACACGAAGAACGGATTAATAGATAACTATTCATTAACGTTTTACGGACAATTAACAAACCTTAAAGATATATTCGGAGAAACAAAGATTAACCAACTTAATTTAAGTTCATTAGCGTTTACATATAACGGCACAAACGTATTAAACAGAATTACGGATACGGCAACTGACTACGATGTTAGATTCCCTTTAATAGCAAACGATAGACTTTGGACGTATGCAGACGGAGGAGCTAATGATATAACTACAAATACAGGTTCAATTCAATATACTGAATTATTCCCTTCGGTTAAAGTTGCACGTTTATTTGACGCAATACAAAACGATTTTGATTTAACTTTTGTAGGTGATTTCTTTACTGATGAACGATTTACTAAATTGTTTTTACACGCAAAGAATGCTGAATTAATGAGTTTTAAAACTGAAACACAAAACATTAATTTTTTAAGCAGAACAAATATTATTACTGGAAACAATCCTTATAGCCCTGCAGATTATGTAAGTATACCTAATAGCACGGTTACAATTGTTGCTTTACAAAATGTAATTAGACAACAAATAACATTTACTGTTGCTACAAAAACAGCAACAGGAACAGCATATTTAGATGTTTTTAAAAATGGTATATTTGATAGAACATATCAATTTACTACAACTGGAACAATTCCAAATTATATTTCTCATTTAAATTATGTAGGTGCTGATATTGTTTATTCTTTTCGAGTTAGGGCTGAAGCACCTATGACAATTGAAATAATTATATTATATTCAATAACAACATTAAATCAATTAGTTCAAAACGTAAATAATTCAGTTATTTCAACTCAACAAAATGTTTTAACTGCAGATTTAGATGTAAGAAACTATTTACCTGATATGAAAGTTAGTGATTTCTTTTCGGGTATTATGCGACAATTCAATATGACTTGCGTAGGAGTAGATGAACGACAATTTCAAGTGTTACCATTAGAAGATTGGTACAATAACGGAACAACGATTGACGTAACTAAATATATGGACGCAGAAACAGCAGACATAGGACGTGTTCCATTATTCAGAAACATTGGTTTTAAATATCAAAAAAGCGAATCGTTTGCCAATAAAGAATATTTTGCAATTTCAAATTCTGAGTACGGAGACACGAATAACACTTATAATTACGATGGTGGCGATTATGTTATAGAACAACCATTTGAAAATTTATTATTTGTAGAATCAGTTGGAACTACCCCAACGGATAAAGCGATATTAGGTTATTTCTTAAATCAAAACTATCAAAGCTACATTCCTAAACCAACTTTACTTTATTTATACGGAAACACGGGAACGCTTCCAGTAAACATAAAATTTTACAACGGAACTACTTACGTTAATATGACTAATTACACTTTGTTCGGTCAAGATGTTGTTTCAGGTGGTGATAATTACTCGTTAAACTTTGGCGCAGACAATTCAATAATCTTACAACAAACAATTCAAAATGGTTTATTTGCTACTTACTATTTTAATTATTTATCAAATTTATATAACCTCAAACAAAGATTAACTACAATTAAAGCGATGTTACCTTTAAGCGTAATTACAAATCTTCAACTAAACGATCGGTTAATAATTAGAGACAAACGTTATATCATTAACGATATTAAATTAGAATTAACGAGCGGAGAAGCAACGTTAACACTTTATAATGACTTTAGAGATATTAGTTTAGGTAATATTGATTTAGTAGATAATGGACTTAATTTTATAACGTTAAACGTACCTTATAGAGACGGAAACCAAAGTGCGATTGTTTCAAGTGTTCCTGCAACTATTGGTATTATTGTACCAAATCAAACTTGGGCAGTAGGCGACGTAGACACGAAACAAGTAACGTTAGTAGTTCCAGTAAATACAACGGGATTAGATAGACAATGGGTAGTTACAACAACTTATGTTAATGGAGCTACTTTAACATTAACGATAATACAATCAGCGTAATGATAAAAGGAATAATTGATATGCTAAAAATTAGCGACTTCGTTGGAGTTTCTGAAAGTATAGAAATAGCCAAAGGAAAACACGAAGTAAAAGATTCGGTTAAAGATATTTGGAAACAGTCTTATAGAGAATTTAAAGTAAAATATAATGGCAGAAAAAAGGGTAATTGAATTAGAAATTCAAGACAATAGCAAAAGTTTAAAAGCACAATACAAAGAGGCGGTTGCAGAACTTCAAAAAGTTTCTGCTCAATATGGTGAAACTTCACAACAAGCTATTAATGCAGCAAAAGCAGCAGCAGATTTAAAAGACCAAATCGGGTTTTCAAAAGATTTAGTTGACTCGTTTAATCCTGACGCTAAATTTAATGCGTTAAGCAAATCGGTAGGTGGTGTTTTAGACGGATTCCAAGCGTTTGAGGGTGCATTAGGTTTAGTAGGAGTTGAAAGTAAATCCCTTCAAGAAACAATGGTTCGACTTCAATCCGTTATGGCACTTTCTCAAGGGTTGCAGGGTTTAATGGAAGCCAAAGATTCTTTTAAGCAATTAGGAACGGTAGCACTTGACGCATTAAAAGGAATTAGAACTGGTTTAGCAGCAACGGGCATAGGTTTATTTTTAGTTGCGTTAGGAACTATTGTTGCTTATTGGGATGACATAAAAGCTGCGGTTAGTGGTGTAACAGAAGAACAAAAAAAGTTAAACGAAGAAAGCCATAAAAACTTTGAAACTTCAAAAGAGCAATTAACGACTTTAGATGCTCAAGACAATATTTTAAAGTTACAAGGTAAAAGCGAGCGTGAAATTCTAAATTTAAAGATAGCCAAAGTAAACACGGCTATTGAATTAGGAAAAATCGAACTACAAAATGTAATTAAAACAAGTAAGGCAGAAGAAGAAGCCGCAATTAAAAATTACAACCTAACAAAAAAGATAGTTGACTTTACTTTAGATGCTGCGTTATTCCTACCTAAGTTAATGTTAATGCCTATTGATATGGCTATAAAAGGGGCTAACAAAGTTTCTGAGGCGTTAGGTTTAGGGAAGTTAGTTAGTTTTGATTTAAGCAAAACGTTGGACGATATGCAAAGCCAATTTAGTGGGTTTATTGCAGGGTCAATTTTTAACGCAGAAGAAGTAAAAGCCGAAGGAGAAAAAACACGAAAAGGACTTGAAAAGGAATTAAAGGATTTAGAAAACCAAAAAGCAGGATTCCAACTTTCTATTAAGGAAATGGATAAGGCAAATGCTCAAAAATCAATAGACGCACAAAAAGACGAGCAAGACAAAAAATTACAAGCTGAAAAAGAATATAACGATAAATTACGAGAATACCACGACGCATTAGAACAAGAAAGACAGGGGCAAATTACTGACGCTAAAGAAAAAGAATTACAAGCCTTAGATAATAAATTTGAAGAACTTTATAAAAAGGCGGACGCTGCGAACCAAAGTGATAAAGAATTATTAATTCAACACCAACAGGAAATAGCTGACATAAATACGAAGTTTGCTTTATTAGAACAAGAAGAAGCAAAGAAAACAGCAGACGAGTTAGCAAAAATTGAAAAGGACAAGTTAGACGAAATCGATAAAGCTAATAAAGAAGCAGCGGAAAAAGATATTGCACTTAAAAAACGAAATAAGGATTTTGCTATTGAAATGACATTATCGGGTTTAAGTTCAATCGCAAGTTTAACAGAATTGTTTGGTAAAAAATCAGAAAAGGCGGCACGTAGAGCATTCCAAATTCAAAAGGCTGCAAATATAGCAACGGCAATTATTTCGACGTATCAAAGTGCAACTGCTGCTTATGCTTCTCAATTTACGCCAGTTCCCGACCCAAGTTCACCAGTTCGAGGTGGTATTGCTGCAGGAATGGCAATAGCTGCAGGTTTAGTAAACGTAGCTAAAATTGCTTCTCAAAAATTCGAAGGCGGTGGTTCTTCGGGTGGTGGTGGTGGTGCGCCTGCAGGTGGTGGTGGTGCTGTAATGACTCCTAATTTTAATGTTATCGGAAGTTCGGGAGTTAATCAATTAGCACAAATCCAACAGCAACCAACACGAGCATATGTAGTAAGTGGTGACGTAGCAAACGGATTAAGCCTTGAAAGAAATAGGTTACAAAATGCAACATTATAACGTTTAAAAATTATGGATAAGAAAATAATCGAGTTAATCATTGACGAAAACGATTTACAAACAGGCATCCACGCAGTTTCAGTAGTTCATTCACCTGCGATTGAAGAAAACTTTATAGCCCTTGCAAAACACGAAATCGAATTAAAAGAAGTAGACTCAGAAAAGAAAATTTTAATGGGTGCTGCATTAGTTCCTAACAAACAAATTTTAAGGGCTGACAAAGACGGAAAGGCTTATTACATATATTTCAGCGAAGATACCGTTAAAAAGGCTTCTGAATTATTCTTAATGCGTTCTAATCAAAACAATGCTACTTACGAACATAACCAAAAGTTAAAAGGTATGAGTGTTGTAGAAAGTTGGTTAATCGAAGATAAGGTTCACGATAAATCTGTTAAGTACGGGTTTAATTTACCGAAAGGAACTTGGATGATTTCAATGAAGGTAAATAACGATGATGTTTGGAACGATGTTAAAGCAGGTAAAGTTAAAGGCTTTTCAATAGAGGGTTATTTTGCTGATAAATACGAAATGAGCCAAGAAAAAGACGAAAAACAAGAAATAATTAATAAACTAAAAGAATTACTAAAATGAACAAGTTAAACAGCATATTTAAGAAAGTAGCGGAATTAGAAAAAAACGCAAACGAAGTTAAGTTAGCTAAGCACGAAGTTGAATTATCAGACTATGTTGAAGTAGTTGGAGCTTATACGGCAATAGAAAAAAATTATAATGCAATTCTTAAACAAACGCAATCTGCGAGAACTGAGTTAAAAAAAGCTGTTGACTTTTTGCAAGAGCAACAAAACTTAACAAATAAGTTTAACGATTCTTTAAGCCAATTTGAGAAAAAAGCTAAAGATTTAGGAATTGATTGGAAAAGTGCAATGCCTGAATTTACAAAATATCAAACAGCCGTAATAAAACAATACGCTCCTCAAAACTTTCAAGAAGTTTTAGACGCTTATAATAATCTTTAAAATAAACTAAAATGGCAGAAAGAACAGTTAGCAAAGCAAGCCCAAAAGGTGGCAGACGTGGTTGCTTATGTGAGGATAACACTTACTCAAAAAAATGTTGTGACGGAACTTTACACGCTCAAGGAATTGGAAAAACAGCAAGTGTAACACCTCAACAAGTAACGACAACTGACGTAAACGGAGTAAGGACAACAATACGTCAAAACGGATAAAAAAGTAACAGCATAATTTATTAATCGTTTAAAACATAACTATGAACACAAGAAAGACAGTTTACAACAAACTATTTAAAGAGGAAACTCAATTAGCTAAACACGAAGTTGAATTAGGAGCTATTGATGATTTACAAAATAAATTTAAAGCAATAGCTGCAAAAGCACCTAAATTAAAAGACCAAATAATTAGTTTATCAAATCAATTAAGTGGTGTCTCAGATGAATTAGGAAAATTACAATCTGATTTTAAAAAATTAGAATTAATGGCTAAAGAATTAGGAGCAGATAGTGTTGAACAAACCGCAAAAACATTATTTGACATTACAGGCAGATTTAGTTCAGATTGGGGAAAAGCAGCGAGTAATATAAATAATGCAGCAAAAACGATTTAATATATAAACACGAAAAATGAACACAAATCAAATCTTAAACAAAGTTCGAACACTTTTAGGAATGGAAGTGAAACTTGAACGAATGAAATTAATGGACGGTGTAACAGTTTTAGAAGCTGACGCATTCGAAACGGATATGGAAGTTTTCGTAGTTACGGAAGATGACCAAAAAATACCAGTTCCAGTAGGTGAATACGAAACGGAAGACGGACGTATATTAGTCGTAGAAGTTGAGGGAATGATTAAAGAGGTTAAAGAGAAAATGGAAGAAGAACCAGCAATGGAAGAAGAACCAACCGTAGAAGTAGAAGTTGAAGCTAACGAAACAACAGCACCTGCGCCAAAGAAAACAATTGAAAGCGTAGTTAAGGAATCATTCTTTTCAGAAATCGAAGAACTTAAAAAAGAAAACGAAACTTTAAAAGCTGAGTTATCTAAAGTAAACAAAGTTGAAGAAGTAGAATTAAGCGAAGAACCGAAGCCTATTTCATTTAATCCCGAAAACACGAACCCAATTGAAAGAGTAAAACTTGCTTCTAAAAGACCTCGTTCAATTATGGACTCAGTTTTGGAAAAACTAAATAAGTAATATATAAATTTTTAAATAAAATAAAATGCCAACAACAACTTCAATTTCAACTACTTACGCTGGCGAGTTCGCAGGTAAGTACATTGCAGCTGCTTTATTGAGCTGCCCAACATTAGAAAAAGGCGGAATTACAATTATGCCTAACGTTAAGTATAAGCAAGTTATTAAACGAGTAGCTACTGACTCAATTATTAAAAACGGAACTTGTGATTTCGACCCAACGTCTACAGTTACTTTGACTGAAAGAATTTTGCAGCCTGAAACATTCCAAGTTAACTTACAACTTTGTAAAACTGACTTCCGTTCAGATTGGGATGCGGTTCAAATGGGTTATTCTGC